CCTCTGGAATGTGATGTTCAATCAGGACATCAATGTCGCGGTTCTTGCCAACAAGAAAACAATCGCTTATGAAATTCTGGAAAGAATCAAGAACGCATATCAGTACATTCCAAAATGGCTTCAGCAAGGAGTGAAGGAATGGAACAAGGGTTCTATTGTATTAGAGAATGGATCAAGAGTGATTGCTTCTGCAACAAGCTCGTCTGCCGTCCGTGGACTGTCTTTGAACATCATCTATCTGGACGAGTTTGCCCACATCCCAAATAACATAGCCGAAGACTTCTTCTCCAGTGTTTATCCCACCATCTCGGCAGGAAAAGATACAAAGGTTATCATTACCAGCACTCCTAGAGGGTTGAATAAATTTTATCATCTATGGAAAGGTGCGACCAAAAATCAAGGCGAAGACGGAAAAAATGAGTTTATTCCAATTGAAGTCTCATGGAGGGATGTTCCAAAATATCCGGGTGGTCCTCTAAGAGATGAAAAGTGGATGATGGAAACCATCGCCAACACCAGTCTGGAACAATTTAATCAAGAATACAACACTGAATTCTTGGGCTCCACAAATACCCTAATAGGTTCTTGGAAATTGAGTTCCATGAACTGGTCAAAACCCATAAAAACAAATAAAGATGGGCTATGCATATATCAAGAACCAAAACCGGGTCATGTTTATATTATAACAGTTGATGTCGCAAGAGGCATAGGAAAAGACTATAGTGCATTTACAGTGATTGATGCTAGTGTTTCTCCTTATAAATTGGTGGCAAAATACAGAAATAACCTAATACCTCCTTTGGTATTTCCCAATATTATTGAATCAGTGGGAAGACTTTACAATAATGCTTGGATTCTTGTGGAAGTGAACGACATCGGAGGTCAAGTTGTTGATATTCTTCACAGTGAATTGGAATATGAAAATATCATATCAACAATCGCAAAAGGAAGAAAAGGACAAGTTGTGAGTGGAGGATTCGGAAAGGGAAATAAACTCCAAGGTGTCAGAACCACCATAGCCTTGAAAAAAACAGGGTGTTCTATCTTAAAAAATCTGGTTGAACAGGATAGACTCATACTGGAAGATCAGGACATAGTGGACGAACTGATGACTTTCGTTTCTCATGGAGAAATGGGATGGAAAGCAGAGGATGGTCATACTGACGATTTGGTGATGTGCTTAATATTATTTTCATGGTTGTGTAGACAGCAATATTTTAAGGACATGACCACAATTGACATCAGAAAAGGCATGATGGAAGAGGAAATTGAGGATTTTGAAAATGAATTAACTCCATTTGGTTTTGTTTCAAGTGGAGAATCCGCGAAGGAAACTGAAATTATTGATGGGGATGATGTGTGGAAAGCTTCTTCTCGTTAAAACCAACTAAAAACTAAATAATAGGAATATATAAGAAGGAGAAAAAATGTCCTCACCCATCACGACTGTGCAATTATTGGATGAAAGTTTCGTATATTCGTCCTCAGAAGAGCTGACAAATAGAGTTGGGGCAGTGTTTGGCCAGAAATTGAATGCTTCTGGTGCTACAATGAGTCTTTTGACTGAATATGGGGATGCTGCCGATAGAACCGTTGGTTATATGCTAATAGAAACCGTTTCCGAGTGGATAAATCGGTATACGGACAAATACAAGGGTGTATGTGGCTCAATTGCCGTAAGAAGCCCAGATCCACTTGGGATAGGCATGGGATGTGGCGAGACCGGTGCTACTGCATCATGTTTTAACGGTGCTACGGGAAACATGGCCACTCATTGGTGGTCTGTTCACAATTTTTTGCAATACGGCGGAAATTGTATAGTTGCTGGTGATGCAGGTTCTTGGACAAGAGATACAAACCCTCTGATGGACAAAGGCAAATTTGCTGACATTGATGTTGTTTTTGCATTGGATAGTGGTGCTACACAGGCAAATATAGTCACTGAGGTGGTTCAAGGAAGAGCAAATGATTGTTTTGGTGTTGTTGGAGCGTCCGGTGCGATGGCAGGAGGTTATGGAGAACCGGTCAATGGGGTAGGTGGACAAACATCCGGCGCAATCGTAGCAAGAGGTGCAAGTTTAGGTCAATATGGAATCTGTGTATTTGGCGAAAAAGATCATTTTGGTCTTTTGGATGAAGATCTTACAATAATCACAAGTCCTCTGGTTGCTGACGCAGCTGGCTGTATAATAAGAACAGATAGAGATTATTATCCTTGGTATGCTCCTGCCGGATTTGCAAGAGGAAGAATTTTGAACCTGATAAGACTGAAAGATCAACCGACTGATGCTTCACAGGCCAATCTAATCGGAAAACGTGTAAATTATGCTATGACGATTCCGGGGCAAGGATCTTTCTTGTTCTCAGACAGAACACTGATAAGTGATGGCACAAGCCCATATAAAAACATCAGTGTTTCAAGATTGCTAATCTATCTAATCAAGAATATAGGTCCACTGGCAAAAAGATTCCTATATGATTTTAACAATTCCATCACAAGAACATCATTTTTGAACAGTGCTTCACCTGTTCTTGAGCTCGCGAAAACGACTGGTGGACTTCTTGATTATACGATTACATGTGATGACAGCAACAATACCCCAGCTTTAATTGCTGAAAATAAATTTATTGTAGACATAACCATAAAACCATCTTCACCCATCACATCAATTACCTTGAGATTTACAAATATGAATGTTTCTTAAGGAAAAAATATGGCAAATGTTAATCCTAATTCAATAAATTCCTTTATATCTGGATTTAATGGTGGCTTAAGACCAAATAGGTTTTTAGTTGTTGGAACTTTTCCTCAACTATCCGGATTATCAAACAACACAGATCAATTCATATATCATGTAAGAGGTGCTAATATACCAGGTTCGGATTTGAGTGAAATTCCTGTTGCATATAGAGGAAGAGAATTTAAAATACCCGGAAACAGAACTTATTCTACTTGGCAAATGACAATAATTGATGATGTACAATATAGTCTGTGGTCAAACTTTCATAAATGGTCAAATGCAATTAATAATCATGTTAATAATATTCCGGATTCTACCGCCATAACTAATTTTAATTTTACCCAAATAATGCAGGATTGGACTGTACAGCAACTGGATATAAATGGAAATTGTACAAGAGCTGTTAAATTAATTGGATGTTGGCCTTCAATAATAAGTGAAATCAGTTTCCTTATGGATGAAAATGAAAGTTTCTGTACTTTTACAGTGGACATGGAATATCAATATTTTATCAAAACAAATTGTGCTACGACATCTACACCTTAACCGTAATTCAGCTATTATCAAGAATACATAAAAATATGAGTCATTCAATAAGCAGTTTTATAGGTAAGTTTCAGGGTGGATTCAGACCCAATAGGTTTCGTGTTACCGGGCAAGTTGGTGTCGGAATGCCAACATCTGAATTTCATATTAAATCTGCATCTCTGCCCGGATCAACAATAAGCACATTACAAATACCTTATAGAGGTAGATTTTTTAAATTGCCTGGAAATAGACTCTATGATCCGTGGACAATAACCGTTCTTGATGATAAACCAAGTTCAACTAATGGTGCTGCGAATAGCGGTTTATGGGGTGCATTTCATGCATGGTCTGAACAATTTAATCACCACGATACTAATGAAATTGATTCCGCTATTGCTACAAATTTTGGCGCGCAACCTCAAACCTCTACCGGCACAATAACAGATGATAAGGGTATGATAAGTTGGACGGTTAACCAATTGGATATAAAGGGTGTTGTTACAAAAACTATAACACTCCAAAATTGTTGGCCCAGAAAAGTCGGAGCAATTGTTTTATCAATGGACAATAACGAAGAACTCATAACATTTCCTGTTACTTTGAGTTATCAATATATTTCAATAACTGGAGTTAATTAATATGCCTTTGGATATATTTGGATTCACAATCGGTAAAAAAAGACAAGATGGTACTTCTGAGCTTTCTCCACCACAACCACAAGTTGTGTCTGGTGACAAAATGGATGGCTCATATGTTGTTGAGATGGGCGGTGTACAGGGAACTCTTGTGGACTTCTCCGGTGCAGTCAGAGATGAAAATGCATTAATTCAACAATATAGATCAATGTCAATTTACTCGGAAGTAGATAAAGCAATTGATGATATCGTAAATGATGCAATTGTTCCAGGAACTCAAAAAAGACCAGTGAGATTGAATCTTGACAACGTGCAGTTGTCTGATCAAATCAAATCAAAAATTCACGCCGAATTCAATAATATTTTAAACCTTTTGGATTTTAATAACAGAGGTTATGATATATTCAGAAAATGGTTTATAGACAGCAAACTTTATTATTTCATTCAAATTGATAATAAGAATCCACAATTGGGTATTCTTGATCTCATTCCAATTGATCCGATAAAAATTAAAAAGATCAGAAAAATTGAGAAGGAAAGAAAAAGAATAGACCCTAATGTAAATCAAGTTTTCCCTGTTGTCAAGAAAATAGAGGAATTTTATATTTACACAGATACCGATCGTGAGGCCATGATCCCCACATCACCCACTGGTGTAAAATTCTCTACGGACAGTGTTTGCTATGTTCACTCGGGAATAGTTGATTCTGCAACCAAAAGAGTGGTTGGGTACTTGCAAAAGGCAATTCGTCCTTTAAACATGTTGCGTCAAATAGAAGATTCTGTTGTCATTTACAGAGTTGCAAGAGCACCTGAACGAAGAGTCTTCTATGTGGATGTCGGAAACCTTCCAAAACAGAAGGCAGAACAATATGTTCGTGACATCATGAACAGATATCGCAATAAAATTGTGTATGATCCGGCATCCGGAAGCATAAAGGATGACAGGAATTTCCAATCAATGTTGGAAGATTTCTGGATGCCTCGTAGAGAAGGTGGCAAAGGAACAGAAATAAGCAGTCTTCCTTCCGGCTCAAATCTGGGGGAAATGGCGGATGTTGAATATTTTCAAAAGAAATTATGGCAAGCACTGAATGTTCCCCTTTCAAGGATGATTTCTGAAGGCAATATGTTCAATATGGGTAGAGCGGCAGAAATAACCCGCGATGAAGTAAAATTTTATAAGTTCATAGATAGATTAAGACATAGATTTTCTATATTATTTTCTACATTATTAAAAACTCAATTGATTTTGAAAGGTATCATAAGCGAACAGGATTGGGA